AAAAGGNCCGATAGACATGTTGACATTATACGAGAATAAATATAAACAAGAGGTACAGAAGTTTGCTAACGAGCAAGTCGGTAGAAGACGAAGAGATGACTACACAGATGGCACTGTTCGAACACCGGTAAACTCAGTAAACCTGTAGGAGCTTAATTATGGCAATAACATCGGCAATTTGTAATAGTTTCAAAACTGAAATATTAACAGGGACGCATAATTTTACTGCATCATCTGGAGACACTTTTAATTTAGCTTTGTACACAAGTTCTGCAACGTTAAATAAATCTACAACTGCGTACACAACTTCTAACGAAGTTTCTGGATCTGGTTATACTGCAAAAGGAAACGCGCTTACGAGTGTAACTCCAGTTTTATCAACAGACACAGCAGTTTGTGATTTTGCTGACACAAGCTTTACATCTGCTTCTTTTACAGCAAGAGGATGTTTAATTTTTAACGATTCAGCATCAGGTGATCCAGCAGTTTGTGCAATCGACTTTGGTTCAGACAAAACTGTAACAAGCGGAACTTTTACAATTCAATTTCCAGCAGCAGACGCATCAAACGCAATCATCAGAATAGCGTAAAGGAGCCAACCTTATGGCTTCTACATGGGGTAATAACACTTGGGGTGCTAATACATGGCAGTCAGACACTGTTTCAATAAGTGTAACTGGCTTTTCCGTAACATCTTCACCAGGTCAAGCAGACGGTTTTAACCAAGCTGGATGGGGTAGACAAGCTTGGAATAACTCTGGATGGGGCGTTGCATTTTCTCAAGAACTTGGTGGACTTTCTGCATCAACATCTTTTGGAACAATAACACCAGGAGAACTATTAGAAGTTTCTTTAACTGGTCAATCATCAACTTCATCATTAGGCGATGCAACAGCTACACCTAACACCCCAGTATCTCTTTCTGGACAATCACTAACATCATCACTTGGTTCAGTAGAATCTTTTAATGCTGAAGGTTGGGGTAGAGATACTTGGGGATTTGAAAACTGGGGTGAAAGTGCACTTTCTGTTTCACTAACAGGTTTATCAGTAACAGTTTCTCTTGGTACAGACATAGAAGCATACAACGAAGTAGGTTGGGGCCGTGATGGTTGGGGTGAAGAACTATATGGTCAAGCAAATGATTTCGCAATAATTTTATCAGGCCAATCATCCACATCTTCTGTAGGTGCATTATCTCCTGCAGATGTAATGGGAGTTACAGGAGTCGCTGCAACACCTAGTGTTGGATCACCTACAGTAATTGGTAATGTTACAGTTCTTCCAACTGGTCAATCTGCAACTGTTTCATCGGGAGCAATAGATCCTGAAGGAATTATACAAGGTGTTACAGGTCGAGCTGCTACATCTTCTGTTGGCTCTGTATCTCCTGCAGATGTAATGGGAGTTTCTGGATTATCTTCTGCAATAAGTTTAGGTGAAATATTTGTAAATTCAAATCCTATAGTTATACCTTCAGGTCAATCAATAACATCATCACAAGGAACATTAGCTCCTGCTGATGTAATGGGAATCACAGGACAATCTGCTACTTCTAGTGTTGGTACAGGACTTACAGTTTCATCAGCCACAACTCCAGATATAACTGGATTATCAATGACGTCAAATTTGGCTACATTTGGAACTGCTAAAGGATTCGGAATTCAAGCATATTCAGCCGTTGACACTGGTTCAAATTCATCGTATACAGATGTTGCAACTGGCTCAAATACAAGTTATAGTGACGCTGCATAGGAGATAAAATATGGCATCAACATACACACCTTTAGGTATAGAAATTCAAGCTACCGGTGAAAATGCGGGAACTTGGGGGACAAAAACAAATACTAATTTAGAAATTTTAGAACAAATATCTGGTGGATTTATACAAAAATCTATTGCAGGTAGTGCACAGACAACTGCTTTAGCAGTTACAGATGGTGGAACAGGTGCAGAGCTTGCACACAGAATGATTGAGTTTACAGGTACAATTACAGGTAATCAAATCGTTACAATTCCAAATGACGTTCAAAACCTTTACTTCTTAAAAAATTCAACTTCAGGTGCTTACACTGTACAATTTAAATATGCTACAGGATCTGGAGATAGTTTTACTTTTTCAGCTACAGATAAAGGAACAAAAATAGTTTTTGCTTCTGGTAATCCAGATACTACAAATCCTAAAATTTTAGAAATCTCAACAGGTTCAGATGTTGTTGATGATACAACACCACAACTAGGTGGAAATCTAGATACTAATAGTTTTAATATTTCATTTGATGATGCTCACGGCATTACAGATGAACACGGAAACGAACAAATTATATTTCAAACAACTTCATCTGCAGTAAACCAAATAGATGTTACGAACGCAGCAACAGGTAATGCACCTAGCATATCTGCAACTGGAGATGATTCTAATATCGATCTTGCTTTAATTCCAAAAGGAACGGGTGAAACTAAAGTTGGTACAGGAGCTGCAGCAGCGACTGTAACTTCTAGCGGTGCATATGATTTTAGTTTTAGATACAAACTCTGGATCAAACTCTGGTAACATTACAATTACAGACGGTGCTAATGGTGATATTACAGCTACACCTAATGGAACTGGTAAAGTAGTTGTTGGTGGTAATACAAATCCAGGTACTCTTGTTCTTAATTGTGAAGCCAACTCTCATGGTATTAAACTTCAAAGTCCCGCACACTCAGCTAATCAGAGCTACACACTTAAATTTCCCACTGGAAATGTTACAGCAGATAGATTTTTAAAAGTAGATTCAGTATCAGGATCTGGAACAACAGGTGTTGGACAATTATCATTTGCTGAAGTATCAGGCGGAACCTCTTGGCAAGCGGTAAAAACAGCTAACTTTAACGCAGCAGCGGGAGAAGGTTATTTCGTAAATACAACTGGTGGTGCAATAACAGCAACATTACCAGCATCTCCTAGTATCGGAAATAGTTTCATATTCAAAGATTATGCACAGACATGGAATAGTAATAACTTTTTAATAGATCCTAACGGAAATAAGTTTGAAGGATTAGATGATGTAACACACTATGCAATGCAAAACAGACAAGCAATTGAAATTGTTTATTCAGACAGTACAAAAGGATATGTATTAACTGCATCTGCTAACTCAACAGCAGACGCAAACTCTGGTGGTTTTAACATCTCTGCACCTTACACATCTAACTGGGTTGTTGTAGCTGGTGGNGGNGGTGGTAGAACACCTCTAGTTCCGTACGGTGGCGGAGGCGGAGGCGCAGGTGGGTACAGAGCGGCTTTCGCTAGTGAGCCTACTGGTGGTAGTGCTTCAGGAGAATCTGCCATAACTTTAACACCTGGTGCAACTTACACGATTACAGTAGGAGCTGGGGGTAGCAAAAATTCTAACGGTTCGGACAGTTCAATAGCTGGACCAGGAGTCACTACAATCACATCAATTGGTGGTGGTAGAGGTAATTATAATAATAGTAACACAGCTACATCTGCTGGTGGATCTGGCGGTGGAGGAGTTTCTGCTCAAGAAGGTGGCGGAGGACCTGTCATCCCTGGTGGAGCTGGAACTGCTGGTCAAGGAAATGACGGTGGAGCTGGTTCAAGCGGTGGAAGTAACCGATCAGGAGGATCTGGTGGCGGAGCTACTCAGGTTGGAGGAAATGGAGTTCAAAACGGTTCTGCTAATCCTGGAGGAGACGGTCAAGCTACAGCTATAACAGGTTCTTCAGTAACACTAGCTGGTGGTGGCGGAGGCGGTGGCCAAAGCGGACCGGCAGGTGGAGGACCCGGAGGTGCCGGCGGAGGCGGTGGCGGCTCTACAGGAAACAATGAACCTGCGGGCACAGCAAACACTGGTGGCGGTGGCGGTGCTAGTGCAAACAATGCAGGACCTGGAGGAAGCGGTATTGTAATTTTAAGAATACCAACATCAAACTATTCAGGCACAACAACAGGATCACCTACGGTTTCAGTGGTTGGTACTGATACAGTATTACAATTTACAGCTAGCGGTACATACGTAGCATAGGAGATAAAATATGGCACATTTTGCAAAATTAGGAAAAGGAAACATAGTTGAAGAAGTAATTATTGTTCATAATAATGATGCTCCTACAGAAGAAGCTGGTCTTCAATTTATTAAAAAACTGTATCCTAAAGATGATAGTATTTGGAAACAGACTTCATACAATACTTCTGAAAACAAACATTTATTAGGTGGTACACCTTTTAGAGGAAATTTTGCAACTGTTGGTGGAAGATACGATCAAGCGCTAGATGTTTTTCTTCCAATTAAAAGATTCGATAGTTGGCTTTTAAATGAAACTACTTATCAGTGGGAAGCACCGATTGCAAAACCAAGTATAACAACATATGAACATGAGGGAAATCAAGTTCTTTGGGATATAACTTGGAACGAGCGTGTTCACCAAGAAGATGTTACAAAAGTACTAGGTTGGCAGGGGCAAAAAGCAACATTTGCAGGAGACCTTACCCTTTACAATTGGAATGGATCTGCTTGGGTACTAGCCTAATATATCTTTGACTTATAAAACCAATATGATATATCTTTAATTATAAAGATATATGAAACTAAGCAATTATTACTATTATTTTAAAGACGCTCTATCGAAAGATTGGTGTAATAAAGTTATGAATTTAGGTTTAAGTGCTACGAAAGAAAAAGCTAAAGTGTATGATGCTAATCAAAAAAACATACTTGGTAAAAACAGGGATTGTGATGTTTCTTGGTTAGATCAAAAATTTATTTATGATGATTTAAGACCATATATTAATTACGCTAATCATAACGCTGAATGGAATTTTGAATGGCATACATTTGAAAAAACACAGTTTACAATTTATAATAAAGATCATTTTTTTGGTTGGCACACAGATAGTGTTACAGATAGAATAAAACAACATAAAGATGAAACAATTGTAAACAAACAAAGAAAACTATCTTTAACAATTTTACTTAATGATAAAAATGAATACGATGGTGGAGNACTGGAGTTTGATTTTAAAAATAGACCAGAAAATAATATAAGAGTGTGTGATGAAATAAAAACACAAGGGTCTATAGTAATATTTCCCTCTTTTGTTTGGCATAGAATAAAACCTGTAATTAGTGGCACTAGATATAGTCTAGTTGTATGGACTTTAGGAGAACCATGGAAGTAATTGATAATTTTTTAAACGTTACAGATTTTAATAATATAAAAGACAAAGTAATAAATTGGCATTTTTCTTGGTTTTATCAGCAAAACGTTTCTGCTGAAGATGAAGAAAATGAACCAAGATCATTATACTTTACTCATATGTTCTACGACAAAAATACAATAAATAGCGATCATTTTTATGTGTTAGAACCTGTGTTTAAAAAAATTAATTTAAAAGCATTAATAAGAGTTAAAGGTAATTGTTATCCAAGATCAGATGAAATTGTTTATCATAAACCACATACTGATTATAAGTATGAGCACAAAGGTTTAATATTAAGTTTAAATGATTGTAATGGTTATACAGTTATAGGAGATAAAAAAATAGAATCTAAAGCTAACAGAGCTTTATTTTTTGACCCATCAGTTGAACACAACAGCACAAACTGCACAGATGAAAAAGCAAGATTTAATATAAACTTTAATTATTTTTAAATGAATTTAAAAGATTACATACTACAATTAGATAATTGGATTCCTAAAAATATCTTAGAAAAAACTATAATTGAGTTCGATAAACAAGATTGGTTAAGACATAAATGGACTAATGTCAGAACATATGATGCAGAAAGTGATGTACATGGAAAGAAAGAACTTGATATGTTAACTAGTGATAATCTTACTTATAATAAAGAATTGCATGAATATATATGGAAAGCGATAGAAAGATATGTTGTAATTGATAAAATTGGTGGAGAAAGTTTTGGTGGTTGGAAAGGTTTTAGTAAAATTAGGTGTAATAGATATAGTGAAGGTCAGTCTATGGCTAAACACAATGATCACATCCACAGTATATTTGATGGTCAAGTTAAAGGAATACCGTTTTTAAGTATTGTTGGAGTTTTAAATGATGATTATCAAGGCGGTGAGTTTATATTGTTTGATGATCATGAAATAAAATTTAAAGCTGGAGATGTTTTACTTTTTCCATCAATATTTTTATATCCACATTTAGTTAAACCAGTAACAAAAGGAACAAGATACTCTCTAGTATCTTGGGTTTTTTAAATGGAACAGCCAACAATACATAGTCTTTTTCCCATACCAGTTTATAAAACAAAAATAGACAGAGATTTTACAAATCAAGAATTATTATTTGCAAAAGAACAAAAAAATTATTGTATTAAAAATAATGGTAATATTAATACAAAAGACAATTATATATTAAACAGAAAAGAATT